TAATAGTAGTGCAAGTTCAGGAGTGAGGTTATTTAATGGATGCACAGATTGTGTAATAGAAAACTGTTGGTTTGAGAGTTGTGAACAGGGAGTGTCAATAGATGCAAGTGACCATTGTAATGTTAATAACTGTTGGTTTACAGATTGTGATAGTAGATGTATAACAATAAAGAGTGGTGCAGATAACTGCATGATAACTAATAACCATTGTGAAGATAGTGTATTTGGAATATCTATTCAATCAGAAAGTTCATTACATGGAGACTATAATATTGTTAGTGGTAATGAAGTTAGAGGAATGGCTAGTGATGGAATAGTTGTTCAAGACAACTGCGACTGGAATATTATAACAGGTAATCAAATTATAAGTAATGGTGCATACGGAATAGACGTGGAGTCTAGTGCCGATAGAACTTTAATAGGACATAACATTATATTATTAAATAGTACAGGACAGATTAGAGACAACGGAACTAACACAGTTGCGTCTAATAACATCATAACATAAAATGCCACAAACAGATATAGGAAGTACAAGTACGAGTGATATTGCAAGTTCATTCACAGATTATAGTGTTCCTAGTGAAACTACAGATGGAGAGACTGTTGGTAAAGAGAACTTCTGGATTAATGAGAAATGGAATCAGTATCTAGGTTACTATAAGAAGATACCAGAACTAAGAGCAGCTATAGATGCAAGAGCAACATGGACTGTAGGTAAGGGTTATCAGACTGATGACTTCCTTGTTGAAGGTATACTTGATGACATACATGGTAATGGGGTAGATACATTTAACACCATACTAGAGAATTCTATTCGTAGTATGAATATAGGTGGTGATGCATTCTGTGAAATTATTAGAGATGATGAGGGGAACTTGATTAATGTTAAACCTTTAGACCCTGGAACAATAAGGATAGTGTTTGATGCTAAGGGTATGATAACTAGGTATGAACAGTTCACAGGTAAGAACCCCCCAAAGAAGTTTACAACTGCAGAGATGTTTCACCTATCTAGAAACAGGGTAGCTGATGAGGTACATGGAGTTAGTGTTATAGAAGCTGTAGAAGATATTATCTTAATGAGAAATGAAGCTATGGATGATTGGAAAAGAGTCATGCATAGAAACGTAGACCCTATGATTGCATATAAATTAGATACGGATGACCCAGCTAAGATAGCTGCATTTAAAGCTAAGGTAGATGCAGCGAAGGGGAAAGGAGAAAATATGTACATACCTCAAGGTACAGTAGAGTTTGAGGTTATTAGTCTAGCACCTAATGCTAACTTAAATCCACTAGCATGGATTGATTCATTAAACAATTATTTCTATGAAGCCGTAGGTACACCAAAGATTGTTATTGGTAATGCTGCAGACTTCACGGAAGCAAGTGCAAAAATATCCTATTTAAGTTTCCAACAGAGTGTAGAGGAGGAACAGTTGTTTATAGAAGAACAAGTATATACCCAATTAGGATTACCAATTAACTTAGAGTTCCCTGCAAGTCTAGAGAATGAATTGATTTCAGATAATAAAAAGGATGTAGAGAATGGTGCAAGTCAACCAGCAGAGACTACAGAACAACCAGTCACCGAAGAAGGAGGTGAGACAGTATGAAAGTTTATATGAGAGATGTAATTGCAATACTAGTTTTAGTATTATTATTTTCAAGTAAGTTCCTAGGATATAATGGAACTGTAGATGCTATGATAGCATTAGTAATAGGATACTATTTTAGTAAAAGAGTATTTGAAGAAAATGGAGGTAAGAAGTAATGGTTAAATTTACATTTACAAGTGGACCTAACAAAGGGAGTACAGTTGGAAGTAGTAAGAAGTCTAAAAAGAAATCTAAGAGAGTTAAACAACAAAGAACAAGAGAAGAAGCTGCAGCACCCCCAAGTGATAGAGGGGTAGATGACTTTTCATTTAAACTTGCACCTAATCAAGGACAATCTAAACCTAATGAACCAATTAGACTAGGTAAGAAAGGCCCTATAAGATTAGGAACTCCAAGTACCCCATCTACCCCTTCTGAACCTAAAGGTCTAACTAATAACCAGATTGCAATTCAGACTCTTAAGAAATTTGTAGGATTTAAATCTGATAAGGTGCAAAGTAATGTAGTAGACCCAGTAACATTTGATTTATTCACAGGAGGATTAGGAAGTAAAGCTAAGGCAGGTGCAAAGGCAGTAAAGAGTACAGGGGTACTTGATGATTTATTCAAACAATTAGGATTAAAGGTAGATGATGCTGCTATAGCTGGAAGTAAAAGTTTTAAGGCAGGTGGTAAGGTAACTAAAGGACAGAGTGCAGCAGGTTCGGCAATCAGTAAGTTTGATGACCCTGTAGTAGCTAAAGCAAGTAAGACTAAAGCAGAGAAACAATTAAACGATTTAGTTAGTGGAAAGTTTAGTATTAAAGGAGATGCAGGTAAGGCATTAACAGGTAGAGAGTTTGTATTACCAAAGGGAAGTGAGTTACCATTTAGAACAGAAGAACTAAGTCGAGCAAGAAAGATAATAAAGAACTTTAATATCACAGACTCTAAGGCATTGATTAGAAATCCTTATGTCCTATTAGGAGTAGGTACAACAGTAGGTGGGTTAAGTACTCTTTCAGGATTAGGTGGTGCTATGTCATATTTAAGTTTAGATAACATAATTGGAGGTACTGAGTTCTATACAGAGGGAGTAATAAAAGATGTTCAACAAGGTAGGATTAGTGTTGAAGATGCATTAGCATCGATAGAACAACAGAGACTACTATCTATAGAAGGACAGAGATTTGCAAAAGGACAAGCAAAGTTTAATCCATTGGTAAGAGCATTCAAAAGTGTAGTGGATAATAAGATTGCACAAAACGATATCATATTGGAAGATGCTATTAGACAAATACAACAGGGTGAAGATACTAAGTTCTTAGATGATAATGCTAAACTTGCTGCAAGAAAACTAGAAGCTGATATTGCAGAAGGAGAAAGGATAACTGCAGGACAAGATAGGTCAAGACAACTAGAGGAAGAAGCAAGCATTAGAAAATCAGAGAGAATAGAACAAGGACAGATAGACCAGATAGAAAGAGAACTTGCATTAGCTATAGAGAAGAATGAACTATTCCAACAGAACACTCAAGGACAAACCAAAGAACAAAAGAGTGCATTAAGTTTTGGATTACTAAAGAGTGTCCTATCAGTATTACTAACAACAGGTTCACAGGATAGTTGAAAGGAGGTATAACATGGAAGAAGAAAATACAGAAGAAGTTAAGGAAGAAGTAGTTTCTAGTACACCTTTAATAGATAGTGCTAACAAGACTACTGCAGAACTCAAAGAACAACTTGACCGAAAGGAAGATTTGTTAAGGAGAGAAGAAGCATTACAAGTTACTAATAGTTTAGGTGGACAATCAAGTGGTGGGTCTGAATCAGAGGAGAAGAAGGAAGATACTCCTAAAGAGTATATGGATAAAGTCATGTCTGGAGAATTGAATGGAAAACAATGAGGACATAGATATTGAACTTAAGATGGGTACACCAGATGAAGTATTCTGGACTGAGATGAAAGAGATGACATTGAAACAGAATATACAAGCTAATAGAACTCTAGAATTGAATGAATCTATACTTAAACATTGTGAGATGAGAATCGAACAAGAACAAAAGGTTTAATTAATACTACTGCATCTAGATAACATGGCATTAGAATGTGTATTGATACATGAAACAGAATTACCTGTACCCTTTACGTGTGCAGATGGTGTAGCAATAGCAAAAGGTGCAGTATTAATTCTATCAGACCCAGCAACTGTAGCAACTACAACTGGAGACAATGACGAGATTATTGGAATCGCAGCAGAAGCTAAGATTGCAGATGATGGAGTTACAAAGATTGGAGTTTACATGAGAGGAATATTCAAAGGATTCGCAGGTGCAGCAGGAGTTACTGTTGGACTAAGTTTAATCTCAGACACAGGAACAGGTGCAGCTAATGAATTAGTAGTAGCAGATGTTAATAGTGAGAGTATAGTTGGTATGGCTTTAGAGACTGCAAC